TCATCTGGTCTCCTTCGCCGCGGTGCGCGGCTGAGTGGGGGCGGGTTGAATGCATTCGACCCATTTGCAGACCTTTCGGGCCTGCGCTTTAGCGTGGTGGCTGTCGTCGTGGCCGCTGCAGTAGCCACGCATGGCGGCCATGATCTCGGCCTTGGCTCCCTGCAGTGCCTGATCCCGGGTGGTGCCGCTCCTTCCCCACTTCATCGCCAGTGGGTAGCCATAGCCGCTGTCGGCCAAGTTGACGAAGGTGGAGAAGATCCAGCCCAAGCCTGGCAGCTTGGCTAGTTTGATGCCGGCAAGGGGCAGGTGACCGCGACCGGGCATCTGAAACTCTTCATCAGCGGGCCAGATGCGCTCATCCAGCGTGCCGAACAGGTCGCGTTGCATCGTCGTCATGCTGCGGTCCTTAGGTTTTCGTCCAAGCCATCGAAGAGGTCACCGATTGCAGCAGGCCTGGCAGCCTCGTCTGCCGCCATCGCGATCGCCGCGGCAATGCGCGCTTCCGCGATCGCCGCGTAGGTCGCGTCCTTCTCGACTCCAATGAACCGGAAGCCCTCGAGCACGGCGGCTTTGCCGGTACTGCCGCTGCCGGCGAATGGATCGAGTACAAGGCCGCCGGCGGGAGTTACCAGGCGGCACAGGTAGCGCATCAGGGCTGTCGGCTTCACAGTCGGATGGTGATTGCCGTTGCGGGCCGGCCAGTCTGCGTTTTCCACGTCGCGCATGGTGGCGTCGGCCGAAACGGCAGGGGCCTCGCCGCTTACCAATCCCTCGTTGCGATCATCGCGGCTGGCCTTGGCGCAGTAGAAGAAGCGAGCCGCGCTGCCTGCGTCCACCCGCCGGGCGCCTGGGCGCATCTTGAATCCAACACCGCCGCCGTTGCCATTCGATGCGCTTGCCTCGCCGCTACGCGAGAGCGGCCCGCCCTCGTAGACTCGGCCAATGCGCGGGCTGGCGTTGTCCTGGCACAGGTCTGCCTTCTGTCCTGGCGCTGCAGGGAAGGCTGCGAGTACCTCCTCGCTACCGTCGTGGATCAGGTTGGCCGGCCAGCGGCCCAGTGCTTCGGCGGGGCGCTGCTGCTGGTAGCGCTCGGGCGAGGTGCGGCTTTCAATCTTGCCGTCGGCCTGAGCTTCTGCCGCGCTTCGGGTGCTGAGGTGCGCCGTGAAGCCTCGGCGGCGCTCGATGGTCGGGTTCAGCTCGCCGTCGGCGCTGACTCGGCACGAATCGACATTCAGCGCGCCTGTGCCGTGCTCAGCCCAGTTCGCTGCCACAGTGGCGGCCAGCGGTTTGCGGGCTACCGTGATCGGCTCCAACGCTGGTTTCAGGGCGGTGCCGCCCCACGGGCCGTTGTGGGACTTGGGGAAGCCGGAACCATAGACCCACGCGATCATGTCGCGGATCTCGAAGCCGGCATCCTCGATGCGGACAGCCATGCGGTGCTGCGTACGGGTGCCGGCAAAGGCCAGCAGATGGCCACCCGGCTTGAGCACGCGAAGGCACTCTGCCCACGCGTCGGTGGTCGGTACGTCGTAATCCCATTTTTTGCCCATGAAGGCCAAGCCATAGGGCGGGTCGGTCACGATGGCGTCGACCGAGCTATCGGCCATGGTGCGCATGACGTCCAGGCAGTCTCCGACATAGATGGTGGCTCCGGCGATAGGGTTACCCATGGGCGGTCTCCTGGTAATGACTAGCCATGGCAGAATGCCGGGTATTCCAAAGGGGGAACTGCAATTGGCCGAATTCCGATATCTGACTCCGTGCGTTGAAGACAGCGCTGTCTGCAACCTCGATTGGACAGCGGTGTCCGCCATAGGGGGCTGGGCTGCTGCAGCGGGCACCGTTCTTGCCGTGATCGTCGCGCTGTGGAGCTACGGCGCCCAAGCAAGAGCAATTGAGAAAGCAGACGCACGCACAGCCGTCCGGTTGGCCCTGGCTTTCGGGAAGGAGCTGGCCTTCGCCCGCCGTCTGCTTGTAGTGAAGCTCCTCGACTGGGACCCGTCCGACTTCCCCACCACTGCGCCGATTATCCTGGAATCGTTTGTTGCCGAGAGGCCGTTCCCTGATCTGGTCTTCCTGCGCTCCTGCACCGATCGCCTTCAGGGATTTAAGGACGAAGATGCCTTTGCGTTGCTCTCGGTACTCACTGCTTGGCAGTTCTTCAACAATGGACCCGGCCTTGAGGTTGTCGAGATCAAAGCTCATCCTCCAGTCGAGCAGGAGAGAATCGCGCGCAACAGGGTCAAGTTTGGGCTTGAGCTGCTCGATTTGATTGATGGAACCATCAATAGAGTGGCGACTTACTACGAAAGCCATGGCTCTATTACCGGTACCAGTTTTGAGACGCTCCCTAAGCGAGCGGAGGATAAACTGGCGGCGATGCGTAAGAGATTGAGCATCTAGACTCCGGTCAATCACTGCGCCCCTCCTTGGCCTCACGCGCCTGTACCCGACTGTGCAGATTCTTCGCAAACTTGGCGGCGACGCTATCGAGGTTGCTGCTGGCGACAGCGCCGAGGGGGCCATTGCCAGGTCATCAGAGGTAGCGAGCGGCGCGCCCGGCACCAAGGTGACCACACTGCCCGGGTCGTCGGCTTCGACGGCCACGATCCCAGCCTCGGCCATGAGCTTGCGATCTGCAGCGGTCAGCTGCCCGCGCGGGAAGATAATGATCTGGCTCACGGCTGCGCCGCCTTGCTGTCGATCAAGGCGCAAGCATCGGCGAACTGCGTCTGCATGGCATTGCCACTGGCGGCCACTTCATCGCGGGTGTAGCAATCGACCGAGGCGCATACAACCGCCAACGCTTCCGCAGCCTGCAGCGCTTCGCGCAACTGCCCCAAGTCCACGCCGTGCTCCGTGAGCCGATTAGGCGCGGCATTCGGCTCACCGCCAGCGGCCAGGCTGTCGATCAGGGCCAGAAGACGCTTGGCTTCATCAACATCCTCCGGCTCCTCTGCATACAGGCCCATCGCACACACGGCTGGCCGGAACTGCCCCAGATCTACCCCCTGCGCGGGAGGCTGCGGGGCGGCGAGGGCGCGCAATTCGTCGCGCATTTTTTCCACCGACTCCCACCACGATTCTCCGTAAGCACTTCGGATGTTCGGCCATGCGTCGTGACCGATCAGGATTTCGAGGAAGCGCGCCACCTTTTCACACACCACCTCCCCGCCCCCGCATGACGGGCTTGGTGCCACGGGGTGGGCGGGCGGGGCGGCGTAGAGCTTGGTTCCGATGGCGAGCGCGGGCTTGATAATGTCGCTAGTTCCATCGTTGTTGAACGTCTCACCCGAGACCTCGGCCACCGGCTCCTGCCCCACCGGCTGGCGGGCGGCGAGGGCGGCCGCAGCCTGTTCGAAGTGGACCGCGTCGCCGATAGCCGTAGCGTTGCCTTCCCGGCGTGCAGCTTCAGCACGTTCGCGCAGCCGTTCGATCAGGCCATCAACCTCACGGGCCGGGGAGGGCTGGGCGCAGTCCGGGCACGGATACTCGCCCTGCTCAAACTGCTCCGGAGTCTGGCCGCTGGTGTAGCCGATCACCCCGAGGCCGTAGCAGCTGCTGCACAACAGCGGTGCCCCAGCACCGCGCAGCTGGCGCAGCCGGTTGGCCACGTCCATCTTGCTAATGCCTGGCTGCCCGAACAGGGCATCGGCGATCTGCGCGTCCAGGCGCTGGGCTGCGCTTTCCGCCATGTTGGTGCTCATGCGTGCGTCTCCAGAAGGAAGTTGGGGTCGATCTGCCAGCCGGCCTCGCGGGCGCCGAGCAGGCGCAGCTCGTTGGTGTCGAACTCGTCCAAGCCGAGCAGCTTCGCGGCCAGTTCGATGTGGGCAGGGGAGATGGGCCGGTCGCGGTAGAAGAGGTCGTAGACGTTGTGCTTCGAGCAGCCCCAGGCGTCGGCCAGGTCCTGCATGCGCTTGCCTTCCTCCACCAGGTGCCGCTTCAGGTGCGCGCGCACGCTGTCGACCGATCGAGGGATGCGGATCGGACGGCCACCGGCGGCCATGCCGTTGTTGGCGTGCTGGCGGCGGGCGCTCATGCGGCCTCCTGCATCAGGGCCTTGACCAGCGCTTTTGCGGTGCGATTCGGGACCGCGTTGCCGATCTGCTTGGTGATCTCGGTGGCGTTGCCGGCGAAGTCGTAGACCTCGCCCTCGTCATCGAACGACGTGGCCCGGGCCAGCTCGCGCCAGTGCAGCATCCGGTAATTGATGTCGATCCGGACCTCATCGGCGACGTCTGCTGCAGCGGCAGCCAAGCCCAGCTCGCCCCGGTTGGCGCCGGTGATGGTCGGCAGAGGCTCATCGACGCCGCGCACGCGCTCGCCGCCGTGGTGAGTGACCGGCATGGTGAACGGTTCGGCCAGCGCCAGGGATTCGGAACAGGTGATGGTGGGCATGGGTTCGCGCGCCGGGCGCATGTCGCCGGTGCGGCCGGTACCGACGTTGCCGCGCATGACGATGGGCTCGGCCAGAGCCATCTCGTTCGACCCGGTCAGCGCAGGCATCGGCGCGTCAGCGTCCAACACGCGGCTTACGGGATTGCGGCCGTCGCTGTCGCCGTGCCCGGCGCGCATCAGCACCGGCTCGGCCAGGCCGAAGCGGGCCTTGGTGGTCACGGATGGAACCGGCTCAGCCACGGATTGCGCGGTGGCCGTGGCGCCGTAGTACTGAGCCACCAGCGGCACAGCCAGTGCCTGGTCGCCGCCCTTGGCGGTGGTCACGGTGCGGATCGGCTCAGCGGCAGAGCGCGGCACGCCGGCGCTGCTGGTGTTCGAGGTAGGGACGATGATCGGCTCGACCAGCTGCGGCCGTGCGCAGCCCGGGCGCTCGGCGCCGGCGCCACCGGTGGTGATGGTGGGGAGCGGCTGTTCCAGGTCGCGCGCTGCACCGCCGCTGCTGGTGGCCAGCACCAGGCCAACGTGGCTGCCGCCGGCGGTCAGCGTCGGCAGCGGCTCGTCGGCGGACTTCGCTGTGGACTGCAGGTGCTGCGCGCTGGTGCCGCGCAGGTGGACCAGCACCGGATCCGCGCTGACCAAACCCAAGGCCACCGCCTCGTCGCGGCTGAACACCAGTCGCGGGGCCTGGCCATCGAGCAAGGCCTGCACGGCATCGACGTAGGGCCGGGGCCAGGAGTACTTCACCGCACCGGCGAGAATCCGGCGCAGGGTGTTCGGCTTCAGCGGCTTGGTGCGGGTGAAGATGCTCTTGCCGGTCATGGTCCAGTCGATGACCTCGCGCGCGCCACGCCAGCGCGGCCGGCTGCCGAGCAGGTCGGTACCGCCCACGCGATCGTGCGTGAACTCCGGCCAGGACAGGCGCTTGCCGTCGCTGCGGCCGATCAGGAAGAAGCGGCGGCGGGTGGTCGGGTCGCCGAAGTCGGCGCAGCAAACGACCTTCCAGTCGACCTTGAAGCCCACAGCCTCCAGTGCGGCGACCCAAGCGCGGAAGTACTCGCCGCGGCGCGAGGGGATGGGCCGACCAGTGACCAAGCTGCACGGGCCCCAGTCCATGAACTCCGGCACGTTCTCCACCAGCACGCGGGCGACGCGCAGCTCGGTGCACCAGCGCACGACGTGCCACGGATCCATGCGCTGCTGGTCGTGCACCGGCCGGCCGCCACGCGCCCGGCTGTGGAACACGCAGGACGGTGCCGCGGTGAGCAGGTCCAGCCGACCCTCAGGCACGATGGTCAGCGGCAGCGCCGATTCCAGGTCCGCGCAGTGGATGCGGGCCGCATGCTCCCTGTGGTTGCGACGGTTGGTCTCGATGGCGACCGGCCAGTGGTTCACGCCGATCATCTGGACCGGCAGGCCCAGCTGTCGCATGGCGCGGGCGGTGCCGTTGGACAGGCCGCCGGCGCCGCAGAACAGGTCGGCAACCAGCATCGGGCGGGTCTTGCGCGCGACGCGGATCACGGGGGCGCGGGAGCCGTCAGCCATTAGAAGTCCTCCATGGCGAACAGTCGCGGGAAGGAGCCGCCGGCGGCGACCTCAGTGGCCAGCTGCTCACGGAAGGTGCGCTTCTGGCCAGTCGGCTGGCCGTGTTCATCGCTGTCGGAGAAGTTCAGCGAGTCGAGGTCGGCATCGACCAGCTCGATGGCATTAGCTACGTCCTCATCGTCCAACCCATATTCCTCCTGGGCGGCCTTGACCACGGAAGCCAGGTCAGTGCCCATCCACCATTCGGACTCGGTGACGGCGAAGATCTTGATGGGTGCGATATCAGTCACGGGATGCTCCTGTCAGTTCTGCGCGCAGCTGTTCAACGCGAGTGCGCCAGTAGTCGATGGTTTCGTCGCTGCTGCTGCGCAGCGTTTCGTGGTGCCCGAGGGCGGTGGCCGCGGTGATCAGGTCGGCGAGGTTCCGGTGCTGGTCCGTCGGCAGCGCCTGTTCGGCGCGCAGGCCGCGGATTTCCGCCTGCAGCTGCTCGACCAGGTCGTGCGCTTGGGCCAGCCACTGCCGGTAGGCGTCTTTCGTCGGCTGCCGCATGCGCGCCGGAATGCCGGGATCTTCGGGCGCCGGCACCAGCACCAAGCCGCTCACCCCCTGGCCTCGCGACGGGCTTCGGCCAGGATCTCGCGCAGGTCGTCCTGCACCTTGCGGTCCTCGCCCTGGGCGACAGCGGCGGCGATGGCGCGCTCCAGCGCGTAGACCCGGTCGTTCGGATGGATGTAGGTCATGGCAAAATCGGCTCCATCAGGGAGGGGTTATGAAAGAGTTTCTGTACTGGACGCTTGTTCGTTGCTGGCCGCTCGGCGAGAAATGCGAAGTGAACTGGGATGCTTGGGCTGCAATTGGTACCTGCGCGGCGGTGGTGATTGCGCTTTTCGGACCCGCAATTCATCGGATGGCGGGAAGGAGGAAAGCAAACGCGCTCTTTGCGTTGGCGTACCGCACTGATGTTCAGGGTGCACTTACTCGCTTGGAAAACTTGAACAATCGATTCCCGCTTGATCCAAAGGGTGATGGCGCATGGGCGGTGCATGAGACGCTGATCAAAGAAGGGCAGTTCCGCACGAACTTCATTGAGATCTGCGGGCGTCTCGACAAACTGACCGGGCGCGAGGTGGACCTCACCAAGTGGCCAGCTGTGGATTGGAGCCTTGCTGCGAAGGTAGCGATGGCCATAGAGACGACTGCCCACTTTCAAATGGGGGCGCGCCTTCTCGCGGACGTCCAGGACGATGTGAGTTGGTCCGTGATGATGCAGACCGCACACCTTGCTCAAGTCAGAGCCACCAGTGACATAGCGACGGCATCGGAAGCGATCAACAAAGCGCTGAGAGCCTTTTCGATCACCGGAAACCAGGCATAAGGGATCGTCTTTAGCTGCACTCACGCTGCCACTCCCATCGCCAGCAGGTCGATCTCGTCAACCCTGTCGCGCAGGTTGCGGCGCGCGCGGCGCAGGTGAGCAGCAATCACCGCGCGATCCTCATGGGCGAAGAACGTCAGCACGTGCATGTGCAGCACCCGGCGGTGGTCGCGCCGGTACAGGCGCCAGGTGACGGCGCTGCCGTCCGTGGTGGGGAACCGGCCCCAGGCGAAGCCCAAAGTCTCCTTGGGCGCACGGCGGGCGATGTGGCGGCTCATGGCTTCACCCCGTGCGCGTCACGCTGGTGATCGGCCAGGCCAATTTCGCGCACCCGGCGCCCGCAGGCGGGACACGGCACTTTTTTCTGGCGGGCCTGCTCGGCTGTGTGGCGAGCAATGTTCTCGGCTTTGCGCTCGGCCTTCGTCGGGCGGCAATCGCGGCAAAGGCGGGCGAACCCCTGGCCGCAGCCTGGCAAGTTGACGCCACAGCCCTCGCAAACGTCGCCGTCGATCATCATGTCGGCGTACTCACCCATGGCTTGCCTCCTTCTTCCCAGCCCTGCGGCGATCAGCGCCACCCTCGACCACCTGCCGGCGGCTGATCGTGCTTTTGTCGATGCCGGTGGTGCCCAAGATCTGGACCTTGCCGCCGGCGGCGGCGAAGCGCGCCATATCGCTGGCCAGCTTCTGCCGGGCCTGGTCCTTCTCGCGGTCGGTCGCGCCACTGAAGACGGGCTTCACGTGGATGCTGGTCATGCTGCTGCTCCTTCGTAGACCCAGCGGCGCACGGTCCCAAACGGAACACCCAGCGCGGCGCTGATCTGGTTGACGGTGTGGCCACTGGCCCGCATGGAGCGGGCGCGGCGCTTCGTGGCGGCGGGCCAGTACAGGACGTGCCGCTGGCGTGGCACCGGCGTTCCCTGCCGGCGGGCCATGTCTTGGACAGCGCGCGGCGTCCGGCCCAAGGCGGCAGCGACGGTCATCGCGTCACTGCCGGCCATCTGGCGCAGCGCCCAAACCTCGGTGGTGCGCCAGAGGTTCATCAGGCTGCCTTCGGGTAGCTGCGGGAGACGTCCTGCAGGCGCGCCACCATGGCCTGGCACATCGCCTCGAAGTTCGCCGCGTCGTACAGCTTCGCTGCCCCGGTGGTGTTGAGCGGCTTGAAGCCGAGCAGGGCCAGGCCGTCCGCTGATACGGACAGCGGATGGATGATCGAGTTGATGTCGCCCAGCTTGATCTTCTCCACCTCGCGCGGAGCCGCAGCAGCTGCCGGGCGCGGCGCGGCGCTCGAGGGCACGCTGCGCACTGCCGGGGTCGGCGAGGGCGTATGCGAAGGCTGGGAAGCGGCCACAGGTTGGGACGACGGCTCCGGCGCAGGGGGAGCAGCAGCAGCGACCCGGGCAGCTTCCTCATCGGCCAGCTTCTTCCGCGCCTTGGCTTCTTCTTCCTCGCGCATCTTCGCCCGCTCATCATCGCGGCGCTTCGCCTCGCGTTGCTCGTGGTCGTTGATGCGAGCCGACACCAGGTTGCGCAGGTCGTCGGTCGCCTTCTCGGCCACCAGCCGCCCGCGATCGGCGAAAAGAGAGACGTGCTCCGGATGCTCGGCCAGCACCGCCATGTTGGCGCGGATGCGGTCGGCAGTCTGGCTGGCGGTGATCTTGGCATTGGCCACCACCGAGCTGACCGCCTCCTGCATGCTGCTGAAGGACTTCTTTCCCTTCATGGCAGCCTGGATGTCCGGAATCAGCGTGCCCGGCATCGGCAGACCGTGCTCGCCCAGCGTCTCGTTGATGCCGAGGATGTGCTGCTGCACGGCACGGCGGGCATCATTGCCGATCTCGCTGCGGCGCTCTTCCTTCCGCGCCTTGACCAGCTTGTCCAGGCGCAGCCGGGTGGCGCGGGCCTCCTCGCTGATGGCGTCGATCGTGCGGAACAGCTCGTCGATGCTGGCCGTCTGGCTGAGCGCGTGCTGCTTGGCACCCTTCAGCTGGTCCTCGATATCGCCGCACCACTTCACCGTCTTCTCGGCATCGGCAAAGTCCTGATCCGTGCTCAGGTCGGTGCTGATGCCCTGGAACACCGCAATCGCCTGATCCTTCCACGCGGCGAGGTTGGACTGCGTGACCTGGCCGGTAACCTCGATCAGCAGCGCCGGCATCTGGTCCGGGGCGCGGCCAGCGGCTGCAGGCTGAGCTGCAGCTTCCGGCTCGTAGGCAGCGACTTCAGTTTCCAGCTGGGCCCAGCCTGCGACGATGCGCGCGCGCAGCTCCGGATTCGGCGTGTACCAGCAGTGCCGCTCTTCCACCAGCTGCCAGCCGTCAGAGGTCTGGCGCCAATCGGAAGCCATGAAGAACACGCGCTCGCATGCGGAGACCATCGCCTGGTGCTCCATCTGAATCTGGTACATCAGCGGCAGGTCGGTGCCAGTGCAGCCGTCGAACATGGCCTCGCGCAGCGTCTGGTTCAGGCGCTTGTGCTCCCAGGCGATGTCCTCGAGGAGCGTCAGGCCGTCGAAGCTGGCCGAGTACTTCCCGGAGACACCGGTGACCGGGTACAGCTCCTGGCCAATCAGCTCCTCGGCAATAGCACGGGCCTGTGCCTCGAACTCATGGCCCGGGTCGATGACGCGCTCCTGCACGAAGTCGCTGAACTCGCGGGGCACGCCCGCAGCCAGTTCGCGGATCAGATCGGCGCGGGAGTGGTTAGTGGACGCACCGAGCATCGCCGGCGCGTCGCTGGCATTAAGGTGCTGCGCGCGGTGCGCATGCCATTCCTGCGTGCCCTGGATGTAGTCGACGGTGATCATTCGGCAACCTCCTCAGCCACGGCCGGGCCGGTCTGCTGCGCACCTTCGGGCTTTTCGGCCAGGTCGAGGATCTGCTTCTTCTGCGCGTCGTTGAGCGTGCCCTTCGTTTGCGCCATCGTGATGATGGCGTCGGGCGTCTTCTTGCCTGCCTTGATGGCGGCTTCCCACTGCGGCAGCGATGCGGCGAACGCTTCATCGGTGTAGGCCGCCAGCGTCTTCTTCTGGGCGGCGGGCGCACCTTCGGTGGCAAAGGCATCTTCCGGCGTGGTGTCGCCTTCCTTGATGGCAGTGACGATGCCGCGCAGCAGGACCAGGTGCTCCAGACCGATGTCCTCGACACCGGCCACGCCCAGCTTCGCGCAGACCTGCTCGGCGGTAACGCCGAAGCGCTGGAAGTGGGCGAGGGCATCGGCGCGGCGGTTGGCCAGCGTCTTGATGTCGCCCATGATTACCTTCCGGGCTTCGACGTACATGTCCTCCCAGAAGGCCTTGGGTACGCCCTTCAGCACCGCGTTGCGGAGCGCGATGGAGCAGGCAGCATTGGCGGTCACGCCGATCATGTCGGGCTTGAAGCGGCGCCCCTGCCGGTCCACGATCCGGCGCTGCACCTCGTAGGTGATGGCGACGTTCCGCTCCAGGTCATGGAACACGCCCTGCGCGATGATGAACTCGCCCTTGTCATCGATGACGCGCGCGCCGGCGCGGTTGTTGCCCCAGGCAGAGGCGATCACCTCGGCGAAGCGGGCGGAAGGGCCTTCGATGGTCTTGCCATCGCGCGGCAGAGCATAGACGCACTGCTCAGCGATGCTCTGGCTCAGCGTGACCATCTGGATGGCTTCGTCGCGGAACTTCTTCAGCGAGCGGGGGAAGCGGCGGGCGGTGCTGATCTGCTGCTCGATTTCCGAGCGGTTGATCATCGCGGCCATACCCTCTTCGGGGACGAGCTGGCCTTCCTGTACCTGGGCATTCATGGGCGGAATCTCCGGCCGGCAAGGCCGGCGTGGTGGGAATTGGTACCGCTGTCGGGAGTCGAACCGAGGGACCGTCGTCCCCGAACCTCCGGGTTAAGTACCCGGTGCTCTACCGAGAGCTGCAGCGGTGTGGTTGCCGGTCTTTCCCGGCTGTCAGCGGCGTTGCATCCGCACCACTCGTTGACCCATGAGCTTTCGCTGGGGCGGGTTACGTCTCCCGCGCGGCCCGGCGCTGCAGCACCCCCGCCGTCAGGGTTCGATCAGGCGGCCTGCTGCTGCTCGGCGACCTTGTGATACGGGTACTTCTCCGGGAACGGCTTGATGTACGCGCCAAAGTGCTTGCCGAGGGACTGGGCGTCTTGGAACGCCTGGAACTCCTCGGCGCTGAAGTTGGCGTAGTGGTAGACCGCTGCAGGCACCTTCTGGGCGCCATAGCCGCGGTAGAAGCGGATGGCCAGCGTGCTGGTTTCAGGGTCGTGGCCGATGCTGTGGATCTGCGAGGACTCGACGTCTTGCATCTTGATGAGAGGCATGGGAACTCCGGGCGGTGGATGAGAGGTGCCGGCGTACAGCTCCTGGCCGGCTCAGGTCCCGCGCGCTACAGGGGGGAAGCGCGCGGATGGGGAATCACGCGGCCAGGTCAGCCTGGTGCTCAGGCTCCTCCGTGCTTCCCGGCGACAGGGTGAGGACCACGCTTTCCCGGATCAGTGCCTCGGTCAGCTCGGCCACTTCGTCCGGATCCACGTTGGCCGAGGCCTTGAACTGCAGCTCGACGCTGCCGCCTTCCTTCGGGGTGATCACGAACTTCTTCAGGGTCACGTCGACCAGGAAGATCGGCTGGGTGCTTTCCAGCTCGCCGTCGATTTGCAGCTCGAAGCCCTTGAACTGATGGCCGACCTTCAATGGCTCGAGACTCGGAATCTTGATCTCAGTCAGGTGGTCGCCGATCGTCGGCAGCGACTGCTGCTCACCGCGCGCCGGCTTGCGGAAGAGCGCCTTCCGCAGCTCCTTATCGAAGTGATCCAGAGCCGTGTTGCTGGTGCTGGTCACGAAGGTGATGTCCACCGCCAGTGCACGCTCGTCGCCGTGCTTCTCGATGCGCACGTTGAGATTGGTGATGTCGGCAGGGTTCTTTGCCAGGTTGAACATGGGGACCTCGTCGGTATGCCGACAGCGTCGGCGGGCTGTTACTGCAGGTCGTCCGCCGGAACAGGCACGGCAGGAGTTGTGGAAGGGGCCAGCAGTGCGATGCAGTGGCGCCAAGCGCCACAGGTGACCCACAGCAGCCAGAGCAGCAGCGCCGAGAAGGGCACGGAGAGCAGAGGGAGGTGCAGCGTGGAAACCACCACGGAAGCGGCAATGCCGATCGCAAGTCCGAGTGCCAGTAGGGTCAGCACGCCCGCGAGCTGCTGGCGGCTCATGCGAACACCGCCTGCAGCACGAGGGAACCGACTGCGCCGACGATCAGACCGGCCAGGCCACCCCACAGGAAGAACTCCCGCGACATGGCGCAACTGGCGGCAGCCAGCTTTTCTTCGAACGTCATGCGCAGGCGCCCCCCTGCTCGGAAATGGCAAGGGACACCGCGGCCTTGGTCTCTGCAAAGACCCGTGCGCCGCTCTTCCGGCCCGCCAGCACCTGCTGTTTGGCGCGGATGGCGGCATTCATGGCGGCTGGGCCAGGCATGCCCATGCGGCGGGCCATGATGTTCACGGCGGCAAAGACACCGTCGGCGCGCTCAACGCGCACGGTGCGGCGGAACGGCAGAATGCTGGCGCTCATCGGGTTTCTCCATTGGCTGTTGCGAGGGCGTGGCGCAGGTCGCTCAGGTCACCGACACCAGCTGCGCAGCGGCGGGCTTCTTCGAAGACGGCTTCGACCTGATCACGGACAGCGATCAGGCTCGCCGCAGCGTCCTGGGACCCTTGGGCCTGAAGCTGAGAGATGTGGGTGTCGAGCACTGACAGGGCGGAGGCGCTCATGCGGCACCTCGGACGCGGGCGAGGGCGGCAGGGGTAATCTGCCAGTGCAGTTCGGCGCGATCGGCTGCGCTTTGCCTCCAGCTTGGCGACGGATGGGGAACGCACTCCACGTCACCAACGCGCTCAGCTTTGCGAAGTGCGGCTCGCACCTGTGTACTGGTCGCCGATCCGAGGTGTGACCGGAGTGTTGACGTAGACCTAGCGGTGTTGAACTGCGGAAGAATCTGCGCCGGTTCAAACGTGCCGCCGAAGGTGCATAGCTTGACCATCACCGCCAGCACATCGACAGGGGCAGTCAGGGTGGAGCTAGAGTTTTGGACGTTGTGGCTCACATGCTTCTCCCGTGCCAGTCCCGAACATGGGTACGCTGGCGGCAGAGCTAGTAAAGCGGCGCTTTAGCTGGTTGTCAAGCGATGCTTTAGCAAGGAGCCAAAGAAAAGCCCCACGCTGGGTGGGGCCGAGAGTAGAAGGGCTACTTTGTGAGCTGCTTTGAGTCGAATCCGCTTACATCGAACTCCCAAACAGGTGCGCCCTCCTGGTACACGTTGGCTTGGATGCGAACCGTGTCCACCGCCTGCATCCTCTTTACGAAGTCAGCGTAGCCCTGAATGAAAAGCGTCTCATGCGAGTTGTCTGCTGGGCCCGAGGCATTGTATCGCTTGGCTTGTCCCTCTCCAAACCGGACGAGCACATCGCAGCCAGAGTAACTCGTGCATTGCAGTTGACCTTTCTCTATCTCGAAAATCACGTCACTTCCGTGGCGAGGGTGCCTGCGAAGCATGAGCCTTGCGCGCTGGGAACCTGAGTAGGGGAAGTCGAACTCGTGCGTGTTTTTGCTTACGACTGTGGCTCCGCGCGATGCGCGGCTTGTCATCCCATCGTCCTGAACCCAGTAACTCCATTGCTTGCCGAGATTGGCTTTGCGAATGGCTTCGCGCATCTCCTTAGCAATTGGCTCAGATTGGTTGGCTTCCGTGGATCCTGGGTAGGATGTGAGGAGCTTCTGGGCTGCTGCGAGCCTGCTTTGGTGTGTTCCGGATTCGTTCTTTGCCTCAGCTAGAAGCTCTGCACGCTGCAGGCTTGGATCTTTCGGTGACGCGGCTGCAGCAGCAGTGTCCGAAGAGTCAGCTGCGTTATCTTCTACGTCAGCCGACGGCAAACATGAGGCCACGACGACGAGGATGACGATGAACAAGATGATCGCAGCACACCCAGACGATCGCTTTTCCTTCGTCACGGGAGCGGGTGGAGGACTGTAGGCAACCTCAAGATCAGGAGGTGTTGATGGACGAACAGGATGCCCACAATTTGGGCACGCCGATGCTTGGTCACTTACTGGTCGACCACACTCGATGCATGAAATTAACGCCACTTCAAGCCCCCCTGAGCTCAAGATATTTAGTTGAATCTTTCGATTCTGTTACGAAGGTAAACCTTGCCGCCTATGACAGTGTTTTCCGGCATTGCAAAGGCAGGATAGAGCGATGCGTTTGCGCTGACCACGTAGACAGCATCTCCACGGTCCTGCAACGCTTTCACCTGCTGACCATTGCCTGTGTTGAGCAGGTAGATCCCATCGCCGTCAAACGAACTGATTCCAGTGTCTACCATCAACGTTTCACCTGGCTGGATGACGGGGATCATCGAGTCTCCCCGCCCAGTGACAAGCACCAGCCGACCCGGCGCTGGGACAAATCCGACGACCGATCTGATGTATGTGGGATCGAAGTCCATCCCCCGCACAATATCCGGATAGTCATCGTTGATCCTTCCATCCCCCATGTCCACGTCTCCGTCAAGCTGTTGAACGCGAACATAGCTTGCGGAAGTCGCATGGGAAGAGACGACGCCGAATGCTTCACCCATTCCGAAGTGGGAGAGTGGCTTACCAGTGAGGCTGGCCAGCTTGGGGATCTTCCTCTTATCGACTTTGCCAGTCCGCAGCCAGCCTGAGACCGCCTGCTCCGTGACGCCGAAGGCATCGGCGATTCCCTTCTGAGTCAGCTTGGAGTCTTCAATGGCCGATCTGATGGCGGCCGCCATGGCGTTATTGTCAAGCATTGCTTGATTGTCGAGGGCAACAGAGGGGAATGTAAGAAAGCGTTGCTTGACCTTGAGCTAAAGCAGTGCTTAAGCTGTGCCAATGAACGCACTCTCCTACGCCATCGCGAAACTGGGTTCCGGCCAAGCCGGCATAGCGCGCCTGCTGGGTGTGACGCCGCAGGCAGTCAATCAGTGGGTCAACGGGAATCGGCCTGTCCCCCCACGGCATGTTCTCTCTATCGAAGCCGCTACCGGAGTGTCGCGACATGATCTGCGGCCGGATGTGTTCGGACCGCCGCCTGGCGGCGCTGAGTCCTCCCTGGTCGAGGAGGTGCCTCATGCTGCTTGATCGCTGGAATCCTCGGGTGTGGCTGCGTGATTGGCTCCGCAAGCCCACTCCGTGTGAGTTGGCTGCCGAGGAAAACCGCCAAAGAGGACTGGACGCAGTCTTCGCAAGCATCCGCAGCGACGTCGAAGTCGCTGCGGACGCGCCTGTCAGGCAGACAGCAGACGACGAATCGCGTCTTTTGCGTGCCGATCTAGATGACCGTCCGCCGTCGCTGGATTGACCAGCATGCGCATCGTTTCCGCTTCGAAGTTCGGGTTGGCAGCCTTCGCCTGCTTTGCAAGCAGCGCGACCAGTACCTCTAACGCGGTCACGGTTGTCTGCAGTCTCTTGATCGTCGGATCTTCCATGTCGCCCTCCAAGTGGCCTGTGTGTGTGGAAACCGCAGCTTACCGCCTGGAGGGCGACGCCTTCATTCCCTGAGTTGATGTTGTCCATGGCGCTCATGGTGCGCCGCCCACACCGCCCCGTCTCCAATCGAGTAGTCCGCCCATGAATGTCACCGACGCCGCTTACGACACCGTCCACGAATACCCAGGCGGCAGCGAGTCCCTCGCGCCCCGGATGAGCCGCGGCATGTCCGCTGCAACCTTGCGCGCCAAGGTCAACCCGAACACTGACAGGAACCTGCTGAGCCTGCAGGAGGCTGACGAGCTCATGGGCAAGGCCGGGGACTATCGGATCCTGCACGCCATGGCGGCGAGCCATGGTTTCGTGCTGCAGCGCGTGGAGGCCCCTGACGGAGGTTCAATGATTGGAGCCCTGCTGGCAGCCGCCGCCGCCAAGGGAGATCTGTCGCAGGTGATCGCCGACGCGCTGGCCGATGGCAAGGTGACGCCCAACGAAGCTGACGACATCGGCCGCGCCTGCGCCCTTGTCCAGGCTGCCATCGCGCAGGTGGGTCAGCATGCGGACGCTACGGCGGAGCGGGGCGGGGTATGAACGCAACCGCCAAGGCCATGATCCATGTCCGCCAGCTGTGGTATCTGGCCGGCTGCCTGCTGCTGCTGGGAAAAGCGTGATGAACTATTCGGCAGAAGCTCTTTTTTCCCGAAAAAGCTCAATTGCAAGTGCTACGGGATCCTCGGGCAGCCCCAATGCATGCCAGAAGGTTGGTCGTCCCTCCTCGTCCAAACCGCCCTGCACGCTGAGCAGCACCCACCCACCCTCAAGCAGCTTGTTGACTTCGTCTGCCCGGTCCGTATGGGCGACCTTAGCGATGTTCCTGAGATCCATGACAACTCCTCGTGGTTGGGGTGTGAAGCATACCGGAGGCGCGTCCCATGGCTGAGTCCGAAGTCCGACAGGCGAAAGGGCGGTACCGAAAGGTCGAGGTGCGTACTTGGGGGGATGAGAAGTTCCGTCGCCTGACCCCGCTGCCTCCTTGCGGCCAGGGCCTGTGGCTTTTCTTGATCACCGGCCCGCACACCGGCCCGATCCCAGGTCTGTTCCGTGCTGGCCGCGCGGCAATGGCAGAGGAGCTGGATTGGGAAATTGAAGCCTTCGACAAAGCCTTCGGGGAAGCCTTCCGCGAAGGCATGGTCAAAGCCGACTTCAAGGCCCGCGTTGTGTGGGTCCCGAAGGCCATTAATCACAATCGGCCGGAATCCCCCAACGTTGTCCTGAGCTGGGCTGCAGAGTTCGACCTGATCCCGGAATGCGCGCTCAAATGGGAAGCGCTCGAAGTCCTGAGAACCTTTGTTTACGGGATCGGAGAGGCTTTCACCAAGGCATTCGATAAGGCTTTCGGAAAGCCTTCCGGGAAGCCTTCATCTAAGGCTATGCCTAATCAGGAACAGGAACAGGAACAGGAACAGGAACAGGAACAGGAACAGGAACAGGAACAGGAACAGGAAAAAGCTTCCTCGCTTCGCTCGGATTCGTCCAACGCCGATGGCGTGGACCTGCTTGGAGACAACGCCGACCAGTCCAAAGGGCAGGGAAAGGGGCAGGTTGCCAAGGACGAACTGAAGGCACGCAGGGCAGACCGGATCCGCGAGATCGCCACCGACGCGCAAGCAGCGTACAACGCCATTCTGGCGAAGCCCCAAGGCCATCTGTCGGCGTGTACCGTGCTGAACAAGCCGCGCGTCAAGGCTGTGGAGAAGGCACTGCCAACCGTGCGCCAGCTGTGCCAGGCGATGTTCGGCAGCGAAAAGGTCACTCCGCAGTTCTGGAAGGCCTACTTCGAAACGGCCGCCGAGGACGACTTCCACAACGGTAACGGTCCATACACCGCCCCCCACGAAAACTGGCGGCCAGACTTCGAGTACCTGCTGCGCGAGACGGTGATCGCCAAGCTGGCTGACCGCGCTGCGTCGGAGGCTGCGGCATGACCGGGCGCGAGAACGATGTCGAGCGGCTGGCTGGCCTCTGCGGCGATCAGCAGGTTATGCGCGGCGCGCCGCACAGCGTCGATGCAGAGCAGGCGGTGCTGGGCGGACTGATGCTGCGCCCCCGTGCCTGGGACCAGGTGGCGGACATGCTCAACGCCGGCAGCTTCTTTCGCACCGATCACCAGCTCATCTGGCAGGCCATGGCCGAGCTGCAGCCGGCCTGCGCAGAGTTCGACGCGGTCACCCTTGGCGACTGGTTTGACTCGCGCGGAAAGTCGGAAGCCGTGCGGGGTGGCGCGTACCTGATCGAGCTCGCCAGCACGACGCCCTCGGCCGCAAACATCAGCGGATACGCCGAGATCGTGGCGGAGAAAGCCAAGCTGCGCGCCCTCATCGATGCTGGGCACGAAATGATCGAAGCGGCCTACAGCCCTGAAGGCCGAAGCGCGCTGGACTTGGTGGGTCAGGCTCAGAGCCGGATCGGTGGGCTGCTGGACAACGAACCATGCGATCTGGAGCCGGTTGCACCGGTGATGGCGCGCGTCTATGAGCAGCTGACCCGGGCCTCCTGCCAGCCCAACGGCATCACCGGCCTGTCGACCAGCATGGAGGAGCTGGACAACCTGCTGGACGGCCTGCAGCCGGGTCGACTGTACGTCCTCGCCGCTCGCCCAAAGATGGGCAAGACCACCCTGGCGCAGAACATCGCCGAGCAGGTGGCGCTGCGTGCCGGGCGCTCTGTGGCGTTCTTCAGCTTCGAGATGAAGCCGGAGGAGCTGGGCAAGCGAATGCTGTGCAACAAGGCCGGAATCAGCGGCACCAAGCTGCGCCGCGGTGATCTGGACGACTTCGACTGGCAGAACGTAGTGGAATGGACCCGCCGCATCGGCGAGGCCCGGATCCGAATCAGCCGACCCCGCATCGCGAAGGTGCAGCACGTCTGCGCCCAGGTCCGCCGCATGAAGGCTCAGGACCCGAACCTCGCCGTGGTAGTGATCGACTACCTGCAGCTGATGCACGTCTCCGGCGACAACCGAGCCTCCGGCATTGGTGATATCACTCGGGCGCTGAAGCTGCTGGCCAGCGAGATCGACGTCGCGGTGCTGCTGCTGAGCCAGCTTAACCGCGATGTGGAGAAGCGAGTTGGGGACAAGCGCCCCATTGTGGCCGACCTGCGTGACTCCGGTTCTATCGAGCAGGACGCCGACGCGGTGATCTTCATTTACCGCGACGAGATCTATCACAAGGACAGCCGCTGGGAGGGCACGGCCGAGCTGATCGTGGCAATCCAGCGTGACGGCGCGCCTGGCATGGCCCGCGTCCTCTATCAACCGGAGTACTTCCGTTTCTCGACGTTGCCTGAGTACTGGCAACCGAAACAGATCGCAGCCAATGAAGACAGCGCAGGGGCAGCACCTAAGAAGAAGCGCTCCGGCTTGGCCGCCCACCTACCTCAAGCAGGAGCCGCATGACCGCTATGACAGCAGCAGCGCGCAAGATCCGCGCGAAGCGGGCCCGCCGGCCCATCTACGCCCTCTGCCTGCGCCTAGTGGATCCAGCCACGGGCGAGGAGATTGGCGCGTTCGCTCCGAGCAACGACATTGATCGCAGGCTGGCCAAGGAGCGCGGCTACCGGGTCGGCCATGAGTACCGACTGGAGATAAAGGCCTCCCGCAACGCGGCATTCCACCGGCTCGCGCACGCGGTCGGCAACCTGCTGGTGGACAACGTCGAAGCCTTCCGCGACCTGGATGCGCATGCGGCGCTGAAACGCGTTCAGCTAGAGGCCGGCATCTGCTGCGAAATGGTTGAGATGGACGCGACGCCGGTGATCGCCGCGGTGCTGGATGCCAGCGAAACCTTGCTGGGCGCGGGCGCACGCAAGGTGCTGGCCGGCGTGCTGCCCGAGATCCACACCATCCCGGTCAAGGTCGCCCAGTCGCTGGCGTTCGATTCAATGGAAGAGGAGGACTTCGCTGCCTTCTTCAAGGGCGTGACTGCCTGGATCGGTGAACACTACACGCACGTCATGCTGGACGACGTGCGCGCGGACTACTGGCGGATGGTCAGTGGTAAGAAGCGCGGAGAAGCAGCATGACGCCTCCTTGGATGTTCCATATGCGCTCACGCCCCAGTTCGGCGGTTGCCGACGTCCTTAAGGGTTGTTCGGATCCTTGCGGCTCCATCTCTCCCTTTTTCAAGAGACTCTCGCGCCTTAACAATGAAAGCTTGGCCGAGCGGGTCTGCTTCGCTCCGGAGAGCGCGAAGCATGATCCTGAGATGATCTTGTTGCGCGATCATGATGTTGATATCACGCCCCGTGCTGCCCATCAGATGAAGGCTCCCTCTGAACTGATCAAATTCGGGGTTCCGATCAAATATTTCCTCCGGTATCTGCTGTCTGCTTGCAAGCGGAAGTGTCAGAAAGCTGAGGGCCGCGTCGCAACTGCCCCGAAAATTTTCCATCGGTTGGTACAGCGCGATGTGCATCGAAGTGATCAAAGACTGCTCGCGGGCTTCTGCTTTCGCATCACGCACGCTGGCATCGCTCAGCTGCTGGTTGCGTTGACGCCATGGAACCCAAACTGCAACCAGGATCGCGATGATGCTGCCGATCGCTTGCCACCATGCAGCCCATACTTCCGGCTTCAAACACGGGGCGTGAAGAATCAACGGGCAGTAAAGGGGATCGGCCATGATGAAATCCATCTCGTTGTGGAGGCCAAAGCATGAAGCGCGGACGATCCACAGGCAACAAGACTAAGGCCCAACAGGCCAGAATCTACGCTATCAAGGACATTGGGTGCATTGCCTGCCTTGCGTTGGGCTTTGGTCACGTGGGCTGTCAGGAGCACCACCTGCTGGTGGGCGGGAAACACGGGCAGCCTCGGCGCGGCCACGATTTCACCATCGGCCTGTGTCCCTGGCACCACGTCGGTGAGCCCATGGCCGGCCTAAGCCATTCGGCCTGTGCAGACCACTATGGCCCCAGCTACACCCGCGAACCGCGCCGGTTCCGGCAGGAGATCGGAACTGACGACTACCTGCTGGACCTGCAGAACACCCTGATCGAACAGCACCTGGAGAAGACCTCATGGCGACCCGCCGCCTGACCTTTGGCATCGACCCCGGCCTGTCCGGCGCGGTTGCCACCCTGATCGATGGCGTGCCCGGCCCGATCCTGGACATGCCCACCCGCGAGGTAGACGGCTGGAAGGAGGTCGACGCCCGCGCGGTGGCGACCTTCATCCGTGCCCAGCGGGAGGCCAATCCAGGCGCAGAGCTGCAGGCAGCGCTGGAGAAGGTTGGGGCGCGGCCCGGTGACGGCGGTACCAGCGCATTCCGCTTCGGCGACAGCTACGGCCAGGTCCGCGCGGTGCTGCAGGTGATGGGCGTGCCGTACCTGCGCGCCATTCCTGCAGTGTGGAAGCGCCGCTTCGGCTTGATCGGGCAGGACAAGGACGCCGCCCGTCTGCTGGCCATCCAGCGTTTCCCGGCGGCCGCGCTCCAGCTGCAGAGGAAGAAGGACAACGGCCGCGCCGATGCTCTCCTGATCGCCCTGTGGGCAGAGCACCAGCTGGCCGTGGGCCAGCCTGCCGCATGACCGGCGCCGAGCTGCGCATGCAGAAGCGGTATCGGGCGTACGTACGGAAACACGGCCGTTGCTCGGTTTGCCAGTTCCGGGCCACCAGCGCTGAGGGCTTCCACTGCAAGGGCTGGCCCGACAGGGCGGGAACCTGCGACACCGACGGCAAGCTGCCGACGTTCCGATTCGATGACGCCGTACTGGAGGGCATGCGCGATGCGCAACACTGATCCGCTGACCGAAGAACTACGGCGCTGGGGCCACGCCCAGGTGAATCGGTTCGCCCTGAGCCGGGCTGACCGGAGCGTGCACGTCCTGGAAAAGGTCCGTGACCACGCGCCGCAGACGCGGGAGCGAGCTCTGCAGGACCTGGTGGGCCGAGATGGGGCCGAGCGTCGCCGGTTCATGGCCGCCCACAGTGGAGTGCAGGGCATGCGCATGCTCCCGCTCTGGGCGGTCGATCCCATCCGGGCGTCCAACGATGCCGACCACCCGCACGAAAACCCTGAGATCGCGGTCGATGTCGGGATTCCGGACGACCTGCGCTGGGTGGACCGGGCGCTGGCGTCGATGGCCAGGCAGTACCCGCTCAGGGAGCTGATCGTGCGCACCGAGTTCACCGTGGCGGCGAGCCAGGCGGTGAAGGCCCGGATAGTGGCCGAGAAATACGGCGGTACGCTGTCGGTCTGGCAATACCGCCGTGAGCTACAGCGCGGGGTAGACTTCATGGGCGGCAGGATCGCCGCGTAGCAGGGGAAGGAAGATGGCAGATTTCAGCTGGCTGAATCGAGTCGCTGACGAGGACTGGAACCCTCATGGGGACGGTTTCATCAAATCGATTGACCTGGAAAAGTTTCTGATGCTCAGCTCCGCCAACCCGGAAGACTGGCGTGATGATTTCGATATTTGGGGACAGGAGCAGCCTCGTCAGTACCAACAGTTCGTCGGTCCTACCTCGTTCGATGGCCGCGCTCTGGTATGGATCGTCTGCGGGCGCTGGCATACAGGCCATGACTTGCCAGCAAATATCAATGCAGATGCTTGACAAGTTGCACAACCAAATGCCCTAATTCTGCAACTGTCAAGAATTGTCCCTGAAGCCCCGGCCCCGTGCTGGGGCTTCTGCGTTTCCGGGACCCCTTCCTCCGATCGACCATCGCGCCGAACAGCCCCGCGACTCGCCGTGAGGCGATGGGGCCTGGCGCTTAATCACACCGGGCGGTGTGTGCGGCTGCTCCATGAGGCAGCCGGCGCCTAGCCAGCGGTGGTGATCGGACCATCTACGCCCGCAACCCCCCGGACCAACCACATCGAGCCGATAAAGCCGGTCGAGGGGCGGGCACCTATCGCAGCGTGGAGAAACGGTATCTCGCCGGGCTCATAACCCGGAGGTCGCCCGTTCGAATCGGGCCGCTGCTACCAATACAGAGGAAGCCATGGTGAGCACAGAATCAGTCGCGGCTGCCATGGGCGCTGGGAAGTATGCGCAGGCGCTGGAAGAGGCATGCATCCGTTTCGGCATCGTGTCGGCACTGGAGAAGGCCCACTTCTTGGCGCAGGTGGCCCATGAGTCG